ATATAACATTAAAAACTCGTCAAAATCTATAATCCTACTTGATGCTATGAAAAATTCTTTTTTAAACGTAGTAGTAGAAGCATATTATGAGCATTTGTCATTAGATAGACCTTTTATTACGGAAAAAACATGGAGAAATGTTTATTGGGATAAACCTTTTATACTGATTGGCCAAAAAAATTCGTTAATAAAGTTCAGAAGTTTTGGGTATAAAACTTTTTATCCCTATATTGATGAGACTTACGATATTACGTCAGACGAAAAAAGACTTTTTAGAGCATTATCTGAGTTAGAAAGAATAGTTAAATTGTCTGATGATAAGAAATTAGAATTACTCAACTCTTTAAAACCAGTTTTTAAACACAACAAAGATAACTTTAATCGTAGACTTCAATCTTTGAACGACCTTTTAGAAAATGCTAGATATCAATAAATTCGATAACATCAGCTCATATGATACACATAAGTTAAATTTTTTTGCTGTTAATAAATGTGCAGGTACAGCTATTAAGGCAGCTTTGTTAAACTACAACGTCAAAGATGCTTCAGCCTTAAGGTATGATAATGTTTACAATCATCCAAATGCTGTGTATATTACTAAGGACACTGCAGCCAACATGTCAGATGAGTGGCTTAATTTTTCTGTAATAAGACACCCATACATCAGAATACAGTCTCTTTTTAAACATTTTGTTATCAGAGATCCTAATCGTTTGCATGAGTTGCATCCTAATTTAACTGTTTCTAATATTGACGATTTTGTACAGTTTCTTATTAATAATACAACTGAAGAGTCATGTAATCATCACATGAAGTCAATTTCTTCTTTTCTATTAGATAAAAATAATGTTACTATTCCAGATATAGTGTTCGACTTTGATAAAGAATATAAAACTGTAGTTGACTTTCTACATTCATATGGGTGTCAACTTCAAAAGGCTAATGTATCAAATATTGATGTAAACCTATCTAAGTCAAGCAAACGATTAGTTAGAGAAAGGTATTCTCTAGATTTTGAAACCTTTTACTTTGAGGATTAAAATGGAACAAGCACTTAAGCAAGAAGTAAGACAAGAAATCAACAGAATTGTTGATTTGATGATTCAAATTGAGGCAATGAGAGAGCAAATTGCTTCTCTTAAAAAGGACATCAAAGATGAATACGCAATTCCTGTTGCTACTATAACTAAAGTTGCAACAATTGTTAGAAAACAAAACTTGACCGAAGAAGAGGATAAGTGGGAAGAAATTAAAGAGTGGGTGGAAGTTTGCTCTTAATTAGACTGGCTAACTTAACATGGGACTTTGCTCCTGCATGAGAGCCGTCCGGTGCAAAGTCTTCATGTTTTTCTAGATCTAAATGAAACTCTACAAAATCATCTGTTAACTCTTCCAGTCGATCTTGTAAATGAGGAAAGCAGCAGTGATGAATTAAGGGAATATTGTTCCTTTTTGCTACAATCACCTGTTTTGCAACAAAAGAAGACCATAAATCTTGAACCTCTTTATCACTAGAAAAATACAGCATCCCCGCTGCATGCCATGCAGCTCTATGCTCTTTTGTATTTTTTCTTCTATTAGCTAGTATTTGCTCAGAAAATACCCAGTTTTTGTAGTACTTCTCGTTTCTAAGAACGTGGTTGGCTACTAAAAAACCTTGAGTTATCTCATTTCTAAAATCCCAAACATGCCATCGCCATTCGCTCGTATGACCTACAACAATTAAATCAGGTTTCATCTTGACAGCCTGCTCAACTTGTGTTGTAATAAGATACTCAGAAGCACCACTTTGAGCTAAGTTTCTGATATTATCAGATAATAGATATGGATAAGCTTGGTTTTTATTCTCAAGCCCTTCTCCTTCTGTAAAACTGTCTCCGCAGGTAACTATGAACATTAATGAAGAAATCTTTGTTGTAGGTAATTCTTGGTCAATCCCAAGTGATGAAGCTCCTTATCCCGTTTTTGATCAACTAGGTCTTAAAAACAGGTGGGAACTTCCTGGCGTTACATTAGATGCACAAGCAGAATACATCATAAATAACGATCTTGTCAATAAATTTAAAGTTATTTGGTTGATTGGACATCATCATCGAGCTGATCCAAAAGGAAACGGTGACTTTTTACTACCGTATCATTGGGGACATGGTGATATTTGGGGTAAACTTGTTCAAGATTTGTGGTTTAAGAAAATTACTCGTCAAGCATGGTACTGGAGAACTAATGCTCTCTTTGTTAGGTCTGTGTTACTTGATGCTAATCGTGATAATCTTTTACTAATACCTATTTATAGACCTAATGTTTTAGATAACCCAATGGTTTGTGATCATCCATCTATTTGGAGATATTACTTAAGAGACTTAGTAAAAGACTTTCCTGATGGAAGAGGTCATATGAATCAAGCAGGTCATAACCACTTTTTACCCAGACTTGCAGCAGAGGTATGGAATAGATGGGAAATTACATTGACCCGAACTGGAAATCCGCAATAACTATTGGATTTAACGAGAAGATCGCTAAAAATTCTAAAAAAATTGTTGAGTTTTGTGAGGAGAACTACACCTACTACGGACACCAGTGGAGATGTGATTTTGCAGGAAAAACTGCAATACTTTTAAAACCTGGGGAAGGTTATGAGTGGCATTTTGATAATCTTGATTACGCCCATCAAAGACTCACTACTTCAAGACCACAGAGATTTTGGACTCATATAATTTATTTAACAGAGGGCAAACCTTTTGAGATTGGATCATGGTCGCCTAAAGGTGATAGAGTTGAACAGACAGATTTTTCTGCCCCAGAACCTGAAACTATACTAGCTAGAATATACCCACAACCTGGGCTTTCTTTATGCTTTCCCTGTTTTATGGTTCATCGCATTCAGCCTATAGTTGATAATCGTCGCTGGGCTTTTGTCGATTTTGTTGGCACACCAGACTATTTAGGAAATACTAAAAAAGACTTACAAAATTTATTTAATAGGTACTTTGATGAAGATACTCGGCGTCAGTTGCTATCATCACGATAGCGCAGCAGCTTCGATTAAGAATGGGCATATTGAAGGCGCGTCTCATGAAGAGCGTTTCACACGCAAAAAATATGATAATTCTTTTCCAGTAAATACTATTGATTGGTTGAATGACCCTCATGAAGATTGGGAGTTTGCAGCTTTTTATGAAGAGTCAACCTATAAAAGATTTAAAGAAGACATTAAAAAACATACTCGCGCTAGACCTGTTTTAGTAGATCATCATGAGGCTCACGCCATGAGTTCTATTTTACTGACTGACTGGTATGAGTGTGCCGTAATGGTTGTTGATACCGTTGGTAACAAGTATTCAACGTCTTTAGGAGTTTATGAAAATGGACAAATTACTTGGATTAAACGATTTCGTTATCCGAACTCTATTGGTTTATTTTATTCTAGTGCTACTCGTCTTTTGGGACTTAAACCTCTTTCAGATGAATCACAAGTCATGGCTGCAGCTGCTTACGGACAGCCTAAATGGGTTGATTTTATAAAATCTAAGATTTTACATCACGATGAAAATGATTATAATTTACTTTTAAACTTAGAGCGTGGTTTTGGCTATGGTGCTTTAGATTGGGATATAGCTGCTTCAGTTCAAAAAACTACCGAACATATTTTAGTTAATTTAGCTACTTGGTTACAAAAAGAGACAGGAATGAAAAACCTAGCCTATGCTGGTGGAGTTGCTTTAAACTGTGTCGCCAACACCGAGATCATTAAGCACTCTGGGTTTAGTGACATTGCGATTCAACCTGCTGCTGGAGATGCTGGGTGTGCTTTAGGAGCCGCAGCTTTAATTGAAAGACCTATTTGGGAAAACGCATATTTAGGAGTAAGTGCTTCAAATGGTTTACTTGCTGAGGAGTATGCCGAGAAAATATTAAAAGGCGATATAGTTTCAGTTATTAATGGACGAGCCGAATTTGGACCTAGAGCTTTGGGAAATAGAAGCTTGCTCTGTACTCCTACAGATGATAATATTGAAAAGCTAAATAGATATAAAAATAGAATTGATGACGCTTGGCGCCCTTACGCGCCTATTTGTCAGGAAGAAGAGATGCACAACTGGTTTAATATTTACAAACCTAGTTATGAAATGTTATTCGTTGCTGATATAATTGGAGGTAATTTCAAAACACACGATATGTCTGCCAGGTTACAAGCCGTCAATGCAACTAAATGCCCTCTCATTTGGAAAATACTTGAGATTACTAGACAACAAGGATTTCCTATTCTCATCAATACTAGCTTAAACGCAAAAGGAAAACCTATTGTCAACACTATGGACGACCTCAAAGAAATTCAACTACCTAACTGAAGTTGACACTGACACTTTACCAACAGGTAGAACTTATCATACTCCTGATGGATCTTACCCATCTATCACTACTATCTTAGGTAAAACTGCTGATAACACCTGGTTAATTAAATGGAAAGAACGAGTAGGCGAGGAAGAAGCAGCACGAGTCTCTAAAGAAGCAACGGATCGAGGAACCTTAGTTCACGAGTATGCTGAAAGACACTTTAACGGTGAAGATGTTTGGGACGAGATTATGAATGAGCGTCTCGATGTTAGACAAATGAGTAGAGATTTGATTAGAGCAACGGAGAAGGGTGTTGAAGAGATCTGGGGACAAGAACAAGTGTTATGGTCCAATAAGTATCGTTACGCTGGGCGGACGGACATGGTGGGTATCTGGAAAGGAAAACCCACCATTATTGATTTCAAGACCAGTAAGAAAAAGAAAAACGAAAAGCAAATTACAGACTATTATATCCAGGGGTGTGCATACGCAGTTGCGCACAATGAGATGTATGGAACAGGTATTCAAGACGTTGCAATCATAATGACTATTGACGGAGCTGATCCTATGGTTTTTGAGAAATCAGCAGTCCCGTTCTTACCTCTGCTAAAGAATAGGAGACAGATGTTTGACAAACTGCAAACAGATACCTCTTCCTAAGATTGATAATGTTGATGTTCATAAGCTAGATTTTTTCTTCAAGCTAGGTAATCATTTATTTGAGACTCGATACAGTCATCATGCTTGGAAATCATTCGACTTAATGAGGGACGAAAAAGTTTCTCCGATGATGAAACATTTTCCTTTTATACAAAAATGGATTGATCAGTGTGAAAAACATACAGGTTTTAAGAAAATTAAGCATTGCTATATATCTGTAGTGCTTCCTAAAAATCAGATACCTTGGCACGTTGATTTACAAAATACTGAGATTTTTTGTCCTGCTGCCTTAACATCTTTGGTTACAGATAATAGCTTCATAGAGTTTGAGAATGATAAACAATATACTTATAAAACTGGTCACAGTTATCTTATTAAAAGCGGAGTAAAACATAGAATCATGAATTTAAGTGATACAAATAGGTATACTCTTTGTGTTACTCCTAAAGAGAATCCATATGTTTAGTAAACTGATTAATTTATACGAAGAGTGGAAATTTAACAAAGAATTTGAAAAAAAGAAGGCTGAGATATTAAAAGCTGATCCTTTTATTTACGAAATTCCTAGTGAGACAGAGGACCATCCAGGTGCAGAACCGACTAGGTATAAAACTTGGGAATCTAAAGGGAAAGAGATTGACTTTTGATTACTCGTCGTATTAAAAAACCATTAAAAGATTTTTTTGATAAACACACTTTGACTGATTGGGAAAAATCTTTTATATTAGGATGTATACAAGCACAAACTAGACACCCACAGTTGACCCACCGTCAATGGGAGACTGTGTGTAAAATAGAAAAGAGATATAAAGATGTCGAAATATCCAGGGGTGAAACGACTTCCTAGCGGAAAAATTGAGTATAGAGGAAAGAAGTTTGATGGATTCAACAAACCACGCAGATCAGACAGACCAGAGAAAAAAGGAATGGTATTGGCAAAAGAAGGAGACAAAGTGCGACTTATACACTTTGGAGATTCTTCAATGGGGCATAACTACTCTCCAGAAGCACGAAGATCATTTAAAGCACGCCATGCCCGCAATATCGCCAAAGGAAAAATGTCAGCAGCGTATTGGGCTGATAAAGTCTATTGGGCAGGACCTAGTGGATCTAAAAAATCGCCTCCAAAAAGTCAAAAATACAGAAAAGGGTAGTGATTATGCGTAGGAAACGTATTCCACAACAGAACGTATACATTACTAACAGAATTAATCAATTAAAAGAAGATATGGCTCGTGCTCATGATGAGCATGATAGAAATTGGTATAATCGATTAATTCAAGAATTAACTTGGGCTAGGGACATGTCCGGCAAGCCATCTAACAACTGTTACATGGCGGGAGAAAATGCCTAGAACCGTAAAATTTCACTTGGTCAAAGATTTTGGAGATTATGAGGTTCCTCCTCCTAAACCTGCTAAGAAATTTATGCCCGATTGGTATAAGAAGACTCCTGCAAAATTACCAGACGAGTTAAGTCTAAAACAGTGTGTTCCTTTTTTGGACGCTATGACTGCTGGTTATATGATAGTTACACACGTCGAGATGATTATTAGGCAAAACCTTGACGGATCTATCAGACTTATGCACCCGAATGAAGAATATAGGATGAGATGGGCAAATAATATGCCTCTTGAAACTCACCCAAACAAACAATTTCCAAACTCACCGATGAGTGGGTATACGGTATTAAAATATATGAACCCCTGGCGCATTGAAACTCCTAAAGGTTATTCTACCCTTTTTGCGCCTTTATTCAATCGTTTAGAAAGTCCTATAGTTCCGATGACGGGTATTGTAGATACTGATAAATTTTTTAATTTAATTAATTTTCCCTTTATACACACTATGTTAGAACCAGGCGGTGAGGTGATTATTCCCAAAGAAACGCCTATTTGTCAACTCATGTTTTTTAAACGTGAAGACTGGCAGCAGAAAGATACTTTTTTAGCTGCTCACGAAGTTAATAGAACTATCAAGTGCAGAGAAGAAATGCATAATGATAGACTAAATTACTATAAAAGAAAAGTCGTAGAAAAAAAGAGATACGACTAAGGAGATATTATGGAAAAGAACTATAATAAATGTTTAGAAACTATTCTTCATCATGAAGGAGGATATGTAAATCACCCCGACGACCCAGGAGGAGAAACAAATCTTGGTGTTACTAAACGTGTTTATGAAGAGTGGGGCGGCACTAAAGATATGAAAGACCTTACTGTTGATGATGTTGCACCTATTTACAAGAAAAATTATTGGGACAGGGTGAAAGGTGATGAACTACCTTCTGGTTTGGATCTGTGCGTGTTTGATTTCGGCGTTAACGCTGGGACCGGCAGAGCCGCTAAGTATTTACAAAGTTTGGTCGGTGCTAGCGCTGATGGTGCTATTGGCCCAGCAACTCTTCGATCAGTTCAAGCCTATGTAGAGGTTGAAGGTTTAGCATATACGATTGATAAGTATCAAGAAGAAAGACAAAAATATTATGAGTCTTTGAAACATTTCGCTACCTTTGGAAAAGGATGGACTCGTAGAGTCAATGAAACTACTGAACTCGCTCATTCTATGACATGAAACTTTTAGCTTTACGCATTCACGAACATGATTCTAATATTAGTTATTTTGACGGTAAATGCGTAAAGTATTTTTCTACAGAGAGGTATTTTTCAGAAAAACATCATTCTATAATACCATCGGAACTTTTACAGAAAAATCCTGATTTAAATCTTGTTAGTAACTATATCAAGAAGCTAAATAACCTTTTAAACACTGTTTTTTCTATATCAGTGGATGACGTTGATGTCATAGGGATTGTTGTAGGTGATTATTGGTTTACTAATGAATTATTTGTAAAAAAAGAAATCGGGTTCAATAAACCCACATTTATAATTGATCATCATTTAGCTCACCATTTTTCTACTTGGCCTGTTGAAAAACCAACTACATATGGCTTTGTATTTGATGGGCAAGGTAACAACTGTATAACTCATTCTCTGTTTAAAAATGGTAAACTGATTGATTATTTTGACAGACATAGAGATGGTTCTATTGCTTCAAGAATGAAGTTAATCGGTAGATCTTTACGGTTTTCTGGGGCTTTTGAGTCTCAGAACAAAGAGTTAGATTTAGCAGGTAAGGTCATGGGGTATCAATCCTATGGAGACATAGATTATGATTTTTACGAACATTTAAACTCTTTTACCTTAAAAGATGTTTATGAAGCTTGGACCTATCCTTACTTTGGGAGTCAAATTAGTTATATAGATTGGCTCAGAACTGTTCATGAGTGGACAGGTGATAGGTTAGTTGATTACTTTTCTAAATATAAAGGGACCAAATCTTTTACGGGAGGCACTGCGCAAAGTTCTGTTTTTAATGGCAAACTTTATAAGCACTTTGATATGGAATTTAGTCCTACTGTGTCTGATGCAGGATTATCTCTCGGAGTTTTAGAAATACTCAGGTTAATAAAGGGTATTGAGCCTTTTCCTACAGACGGGTTTCCGTTTTGGCAATGTACCGATGAGTCGCCTGAATTAACTGACAAAATTCAAATAAAAAAGATAGCTGAAGAACTCGCCAAAGGCAAAATAGTTGGTGTTTATCAAGGACAAGGTGAAGTGGGTCCAAGAGCCTTAGGTAATAGATCAATTCTTATGGATCCAAGTATTAAAGATGGAAAAGATATTATCAATAACAAGGTAAAACATCGTGAGTCTTTTAGGCCTTTTGGCGCTGCTTGCTTATTAGAAGATGCTCAACTCTATTTTGAGGCACCAAAAGAGATTCCCTATATGAATGTAAATGTCGATGTCAAAACTGATGAATTTCCCTCTATTACTCACGTAGATAACTCTACTAGGCTTCAAACAGTCAAAGAAGGAGTTTTTTACGAGATATTAACAGAGTTTAAAAAACTCACTGGTTACGGTGTGTTATTAAATACATCTCTCAACATTGCTGGTAAACCGATAGCGTCTAAAACAGAACATGCTAAACAAATTTTTAACTCCACTGACTTAGATGCTATTTTTTGCGGTAACGAAGCACAACTCAAATAACAAAGGAAAAACTATGAAAAAACTACTGTTAGCAGGAGCTATGCTACTTGCTTCTTTAACTACTGCTTTTGCAGAACCTGTAAAAGTTGGATTTATCTATGTAGGACCAATCGGAGATCACGGTTGGACTTATCGTCATGATATTGGTCGTCAACAAGTCGAAGAGGCTTTTGGAGATCAGGTTGAGACTGTATATCTTGAAAGTGTTCAATATGGTCCTTCAGCTGAGACAGCCATTCGTAAGATGGCTCAAGGCGGAGCAGACATTATTTTTGCTACGTCATTTGGTTATATGGATCCAATGTTGAAGGTTGCAAAAGACTTTCCAGACGTAAAGTTTGAACATGCTACTGGTTATAAACAATCAGAAAATATGGCTACATACGGACTGAGACTTTATCAAGCACGTCACGTTCAAGGTATCATTGCAGGTATGATGACGAAGACTAACAAAATTTGTTATGTTGGCGCCTATCCAATCCCCGAAGTGATTCGTGAAATTAACACGTTTTATCTTGGAGCAAAAAAGATGAATCCTGATGTGGATATCGATATTGTTTGGGTAAACACTTGGTATGATCCTGTAAAAGAATCAACTGCAGCAACTACTATGATTGCAGGTGGTTGTGACATGGTTGCTCAACATACAGACTCACCTTCTCCACTACAAGCAGCTGAAAAAGCAGGAGTGCTAGGATTTGGCCAAGCATCTAATCAGTATAACTTTGCACCAAAAGCTCAATTAACTGCTACTATTGATAATTGGGGTCCATACTATATTCGCAAAGTGCAAGCTGTTATTGACGGTAACTGGGAAACCAATGATTATTTTGGACACATGAATGAAGGTGCGGTTCAAATGGCACCTTTCACAAATATGCCTGAAGAAGTAGCTGCCGAGGCTCAACGCGTCAAAGACGCTATCTCTGCTGGTGAGTACTTTGCCTTTACTGGTCCTATCTATGATAATACTGGTAAACTGCAACTTGCTGATGGTGAAGTAGCAACAGACCTACAACTTAATCAAATGATGTATTATGTTGATGGTATTGATGCTAAAGTACCAGGAAGCTAAAAAATGATTCCAGTCATTGATTTCCAATCAAAAACAGCACTGGAAGAGATTCGTGAAGCCTACACTACTGTAGGCTTCGCAGTCTTTACTAACGCTCTTTCTCAACCAGAACAAACCACAATGAATTCGTGGTTTGACTTAATGAAACAGTTTTTTGAATTAGACATTGAACTTAAATGTAGATATATCTATGACCCTGAGACAAATCTTGGTTACACAGGATGGTTGAAGGAAAATGTCAATCCAGAAGCTCCTGGTGATATGAAAGAGTCTTTTAATTATAACAACAAACGAATGGGTGATCATCTTTGGCCACGAGAGATAGCAGGCTTTAAGTCTAATGCTCTTGCTACTGTAGACATTGCGGACAAGCTAACACTTCGTATTTTAGAAAAATTTGACTCTATATTAGAGACTGGAACTACATTAGTTGATGCACACTTAAAACCATACAACACTACTAGAGTGATTCACTACCCTCCCTATGACGGACCTGTGCAAGATAATCAAAAAAGAATCGGAGAGCATTCAGATTATGGTACTATCACCCTACTTTGGCAAATTAATGATGTACCAGGACTTGAGGTTCAAGACCTCCAAGGTAAATGGCATCCTGTACCTTATGCAGAAGATGGTGTTGTAGTTAATATTGGTGATTTACTTCAACGTTGGACTAACGATTATTTTGTATCTACTAAACACCGCGTAGTTAACTCTCACATACACTTACCTAGATACTCTATGCCTCATTTTGTTGATCCAGAACCAGGGACTATTGTTAAGAATTTACGAAACGAATCTGCAAAATATGACCCTATTGAAAGTAAAGAATACCTCATGTGGAGACTAGCACAGTCTTATTAAATAAATTTGCACTGTGCTTATCTTTCAACTATAATTGGTTAATTTGTGTGCAATAAATCAATCTTAACTGTTGAAAGGAAACAATATGACTCAACTAATTTCTCCCACAAAATTCACTAACTCTGTAGACCTTTTAAGGTCTTTTTTTATGGATAAAGGTTTTAAAGAGGTTCACACCCAAAATAGACTTTCTATTCTTGCAGCCTGTGAAGATCCCTTTAATGTAGCTACCTATAACTATGCAGGAGAGGTTTGGCCTCTTCCCCAAACTGGCCAGATGTGGCTAGAACATGAACTATTATCCCAGCCCGATTCAGAGGGCTTTTTTTGTGTCTCAACTTCGTACAGACAAGAACCTAATGCGATTCCTGGTAGACATGACATCATCTTTCCAATGTTTGAATTTGAGTTTCCTGGTACGATTGATGATCTTAAGGCTATGGAATATGAGTTGTGTGAATATCTTGGATTTGATAAACCAACAGAGAAAACATATGCGGAATGGCAGGAGCATTTTGGTATTAGTGTAGATACTGAAATGGAAGCTGAACACGAAACTGCTATGTATACGCAGTTTGGTTCTGCAATGATTACAGATTTTCCTGAGATGACTTCTCCCTTCTGGAATATGAGTCGTTATGAAGATGGCGTTCACTCTAAAAAGATTGATGTAATTCTTGGAGGCATGGAAACAATTGGTTCTGCAGAGAGAAGCACTGATGTTGACATGATGCGTGATACTTTCCATACAATTACTAACGGTGAGTACAGTGAACTACTATATAAACTTTTCACCAAAGAGCGAGTAGAAGCTGAATTAGAAAAGTTTTTAGAGTTTGACTTCTTCCCTCGCGTTGGAGGAGGTATTGGAATGACCCGTATGATAGCTGCATTAGACACTCTTGAATTAGCAAAAGCTGCTTAATTACAACTCTGGGGTGGTGGAATAGGCAGACACGCACGATTGTTTCTCGTGTGCCGTGAGGCGTGGAGGTTCGAGTCCTTCTCCCAGAGCCAAATTTCTTAAATGTCATAAAATTGTAACATACTTTTGTTATAATACTAAAAATGAGGACGTTAATTAGCGTCCTCACACTTTTTAGGAGAAAATGATGAAAAAAGTATTTTTAGCGGCCCTTGCTGCTTCATTATTTACTAGCGTAGCTAGTGCTAGAGATTATGTTTCGATTGCTGGATCTTCCACAGTCTTACCTTTTGCTACTATTGTAGCAGAACAGGTAGGTAAAAATCCCTCATACAAGACCCCAGTTGTTGAGTCTGGTGGATCATCTGTCGGTAAAAAAGGTGTATGCCAAGGTACAGGCACTGAATATATCGATATCGGTAATGCTTCGTCTCGCATGAAAGTCAAAGAACTTGAGTATTGTACAAGTAATGGCATCACTGTTACAGAGATTAAGGTTGGCTATGACGGAATTGTTGTTGCCAATGCAAAAGGCGGAATTCGTTTAGACATTTCTAAAAGTGATTTAGGTAAAGCCTTGACTGCTAAAGTTCCAGATGAAAGTGGTAATTGGATTGATAATCCATACACTCACTGGAATCAAATTAATCCTGATCTTCCTAATATTCCTATTCGAGTGATGGGGCCGCCAACTACTTCTGGTACTCGTGCATCATTTGTAGAAATGGTCAATGAAAAGGGTTATTGTAAAAAAGATCCTGCTGCTAAGGCTGCGTTAAAAGCTGCTGGTGAGAAAGCTAAAGTTTGTCGCGCTATGCGTACTGATGGAGCCTACATTGAAGCAGGAGAGCAAGATAATTTAATTGTTCAAAAGTTGCAAGAGGACACAGGTACATACGGAATTTTTGGATTCTCTTATCTTGATCAAAACTCTGATGTTCTAGAAGGAGCTATTGTTGATGGGGGAGCACCAACATTTGATGCTATCGCTGATGGTGATTATTCTATCTCTCGCTCACTTTATTTCTATGTAAAACACTCACATATCGGTGTTATCCCAGGTATTGATGCATATATGAATGAGTGGAAGAAGCATTGGGGTGAAGATGGTATGCTTGCAGATGCAGGTATGATTCCACTTCCAGAAGCTGAAATGGCTGAGATGGTTTCTCGTATGAAAAATCTTCCTGCATTGACAGCAGCTGATCTTAAATAACTTTAAGAGTCAAACTATTGACTAACGGCGGTGTCAAAATTTTGACATCGCCAATTTTTTGTCATTTTGTGTCTTTCTGGATAAAATAATTTGCCAACTAAGGTTTTATAGCATATATTAACACTATGGGATTAAAACTAGCTTTACTTATGGGAGTTTTGATGGCCGCTCTGTGTAGCGGCTTTTACTGGTACTATCAAGATAGTCAACAGCGAATAGCAACTCTTCGTGAGAATAACGCAAAACTTGAAGTAGCAGTAGAAACTGCCGAGTCTAGTCTTGCCTTAGTACAAGGTGAGATGAAGAAGCTTGGAGAGCTAAATAATCAGCTTCAGACAGACCTACAAAAAGCCGAGGCTTATAGTGACGAGCTAAGGGGAAAACTAAGTCGTATGAACTTAGTTGTTGAGGCGTTGAAAGACGCAAAAGTACTAGAGGGGAAAATGAATGGTGCGACAGCAAAATTATGGCGCGGTTTCATGGATGATACTGGTAACACTAACGAGTATCCTCTTCCTGAGTGGTTGCAGCTGGAGACCTCCCGAACCGGAGATCAAAGTAGTAACGAAGGTGGAGAAAGTTCAGATACCGACAGTAGCGAGGCCGAAACCACTCCAACTGATTGACACACGGGTTCATGTTGTAACCCAGGACAATCTTGAGCAATTTATTGAAGAATATAAAGCTTTACATGGAGAAATAGCTTTTGTTGCACTTTCAATGAAAGATTACGAAAACTTAGCTTTAAACATAGCTGATATTAGACGGTTTATGAATCAACAAACTGAAATCATTATCTACTATGAAAAAGCAGTTACTGATACTGATGAGGGTGTAGAGACTAAAGAATAACTAGCACTCTCAGGAAGGTTTATGGATGATCGATCCTGTTAGTGCGTTAGCAACAGCTAGCTCAGCCTTTTCCTTAATTAAAAAAGGCTTTGAAGTTGGCAGAGACATAGAACAGATGGCGGGGGATATTTCTAGGTGGATGTCTGCAATGTCAGATTTATCTGAAGCAGAACACCAAGCAAAGAACCCGCCTATTTTTAAGAAACTATTCGCAGGTAAATCAGTAGAGCAAGAAGCAGTAGAGATTTTTGCTGCAAAGAAAAAAGCTGAACGTATGCGAGAAGAGCTTAGGCAATATATTTCATGGACAATGGGTCAATCAGCATGGGATGAGTTGATCCGCATGGAAGGGCAGATTAGGAAACAACGTCAAGAAACTCTTTATGCTCAAGCAAGGCGTCGAAGAAAGTTTATTGAGATCTCAGCAATTATTTTAGCTTTAGGAGTAGGTGCAGCTTTGTTAATAACATTTATACTCGCACTTAAATCAATTACATGAAAAAACTACTATTTATAACTTTTTTAACACTGGCTATATTAAATCCTGTTATGGCTGAAACTATTGTGACAGAATCTACAACAAATAGTACTGTCACAACTAACGGGTCAATGGAGACAACAGTTAAATCTCCTCCACCATCAGCTATTTCTCCACAGTTTAGTGCTGGTAATAATAGTGACTTGTGTACAATCGGTGTGGCAGGTGCTGTTCAGACACAAATTTTAGGTATCTCTGCCGGTACTACTTTTACAGAAGAGAATTGTATTCGTCTGAAAAACGCTAAAACACTCTATGATATGGGCATGAAAGTTGCAGCGGTATCAGTTATGTGTCAAGATCCAGCGGTTTTTGATGCAATGATGATGGCAGGAACTCCTTGTCCTTATGATGGAAAAATTGGTCTTGAAGCTAAAATTGGTTGGGAATCTCATGAGGCTAAAGTTAGAGAAGAACTAGCACAAGAAAAGGATGATACTAATGTTAAGGAAACTGTTACTTACGGCGGCCTTGGTAGTTTATTCCTCCTCCTGCTTCTCTGAAAGTATTACTCCATACTATGGCACTACAGGAAATGCAGCTTCAGGTGGGCATACTTGGAGTATGGATACGGTACTGCCTACTCCTCCAGGCTTAGATATTGATACAGTTATTTACAATTATACTATTCAAAAAGATGTTAATGACTCTGTTGATGTTCATGTTCAAAATGAAAATGCTGATGGTACTGGTTATATTTTTAGAGAAACAGACGAGTGGGCACCTGGGTCTTTAGGAGGTACTGAGATTCGCAAAGTTGTACCCGTAATTCCTAACATTCCAAGAGCTGCTTGGGGAGATGGGTCGATAGAAGTTGATGGTAATGGTACTGTCGAGGATGCTACTGTGATTTATAGTTATAAAGTTGATCCTTGCTATGACCCACAATTTGACCCAAATTGTCCAGGATATCAAGTTACCGTGCCTGACATTCCAGAAATTGATGTGTCTACTATTTATGATGCAACTGAAGATGAGTATGTTAACCTAAGCAATGAAGACCAAATATTATTAGAGCAAAACAAAGAAACAGTTGAAGAAGAATTAGATGAGGATGAAGAAGAGGAAGAGAAACGTAAAAGAGAATATCGATTATCTATGTTAGCAGATACAAACGCTGCTCAACTTTTTGCCGAAAATCAAAGAATTGATGAAATGAATAGAGCAATGCAAATAGTTGTAAATAATCAATATCTTGCAAGAACTGTTCCAGGTGGGGAATATAAAGACTCTGTAGTTTTACGTGATTCAAACATTGACGAAAACAAAAAAGGTCTTAGAAACGGATTAGCACAACAACTATTGCATGAAAAAATGGTATCTATGCAATACACAGATTAGGAGAACAACAATGAAATATTTATTTTTAGCCGCGACATTTATTCTTACCTCAGTATCAGCTTTTGCTACTGATGTACCTATTACTGGAACGGTTCAGTCTAGATGTGTCATTTCAGTAGACACACCTGGAGTATACGGTAACCCAAATGCTTATACTTTGACAACTTCAGCCTCAGATGGGGGAGTACAACCTATCGTAAGATATGATGTAACTTTAGCTGATGCTTACTATGCTCAGATTACTACACCAACTAGTTTTTCTTCGAGTCCTTCACTGAATGACACAGTAACATGGACTGGATCTACAGAGGTAAGTTCTGTTAGTGATGCTACTAATATGGGTTCATATGAAACAAATAAAGTTACATTCGGACAAACTACTCAGTATGACTTAACTGCGACTGGTTCTACATGGTTTAAATCTACCTCAGTAGCGACTAATGGCGGTAATAGAGCCTTCCCTGGAGGTACTTATACTGCGGTTGTTGAGGCTGTATGTGTAGCCCAATAAAATGAGACTACTTTATTCCTTCCTACTTGGGGTCTTTTTATCATTTAGCTCTTTTGCTCATGACATGACCCCAACTTACCCTAAATTAGAATTATCTTATATGGAAGGACTTTTGGTCACTGAATTAGAAGTGTTCAACAAAAGAAATGATGTTAAATATTACGAAGTGGGGGTTTTTACAAAAGATTGGGAACCTGTTCCATTCGTCACATCATTTAAAATTTTTAAGTTAGAATATCTTGAAAGAGTTCGCTTTAGCGTGTATATTAGAGATGTCGATAAAGATCGCGCTTTATACATATGCTCTAAATCAAGAACAAGAGAAGAACCTGGTGCTTCTACTCAGATCTCCTCAACAATTTGTTCAAAAATAGTGAAAGATGATTTGTGGGTAGATTAGTTTTCTTACTTATATTATTATCATGCTCTGCTTTTGCAGACAGTAGCTCTTTGAACCTACAACTTCCTTCTGTAGGTGGAAACTACTCATCTGATAAATTTAGAGCAGGTGACTTAGATTGCTCTAACTCTATTGGCGGATCTACTAACTTTGAGTTTGGAGTCACAGGCATAATTGAAGACTATAGCTCACCTCTTTCTAAAGGATCTGGGTCAAGTACGAAAGATGTTGGAGTTTATGCTCGAGTGATAGTTCCTCTTGATGGACCAAAAGAGAGAATTAATTGCAACACTCTTTATCAACTTGAGCTAAAAAAGAAACGGTTAGAGATTTTACAATTAGAAGCAGAGTTAGCACGTCTTAAAGCACTTCAAGAAACTGGAGAAGAATGATGGCAAAAGATTTAGCACAAGAACTTGAAAATGCTGAAGAAGGACTTGAGAACTTAAAAAACAAAGAATTTAGAGTGCTTGGATTCAAAGTTACTTTTATCAGTGTTAGTGCTTTAGCAGCTGTTTTAGGCTCAATCTTAGGCGGTCTGTATGGTGCTTTTGAGGTGTATAAAGACTATATGGAAATGAAAGAGCAGATACAATCTTATGTCGCACCTGACTTATCTGGACTTCAAGAACAAATGAGTGTTTTAAGTGCTGATGTTGATGGATTGAAAGAAATCTCTGCTTCTCATGTAAAAATTATTGATACGTATGGTGACAAGTTAGATTTTATGCAGGACGGTATCGCAGCTAATGAAGCAGCTTCAAGAGACATGAAAAACAATATGCGCGAAGACATCTCTCGTGTAGAAAAAATTGTTGATCAAGTAGAAGACGAGATGAAGAAAATTGAGGCCGATGTCAGAGATGCAATTAGAAATGCTGAAGAGCGTTTTGAGGTAAGGCGTGACGGACTACAGAATGACTACGATGAAAAAGCTAATCGTTTATCAGAAAGTAATACTACTAGAATGGACGAACTAAACAATAAGGTTGATCGTAATATTTCTCGCATGGAGGATAAGATCGAATCTGAGATGAAAGACTTAGAGGATCGCTTAGGCAAAAAGCTACAAAGAGCACTTGATAATCCTCTAGCAGATTAAGATGGTTCTTTTTATATTTACTATTATTTGGTGTATGATTATGTCAGGTATGGTTATTTCTGTACTTGTTGTGCATGACTATTTACTTATTAAAGATCCAGATATTCCTGAGTCACAGCTTGAAGTTAAGGCGGCTGTTTTATATGGCAGAATCCATGAGACTAAGGAGAAGTACTTTCCTACTCCTAAACAAAAACCTGTAGATATGTTAGCAAAACTTAGAAAAGGTCTTAAATGAGTGCAAAGATTAACACTTGGTAATGATGTTATTTTCTGTGCAGGACGTTCAGGTTCAACACTTTTTAGATCAAAAGCTAATAGTGTAATTTTTGGAAAGGATTTACACTCATTAACAGGAAGTTTTCATGATCCTACTTTAAATTTTCATCTTTTAATTAGGCATCCTATACACAGATATTTATCTGGATTTTTTTTTGAATGGTACTCTCACATCCTACCTCATTGGGATGAGCAAATTAGAAAACCACTTAAAGACCCAATGTATTCTCTAAACTTATACTTAGAACAGATTAAAAAACAAATTTGTATTCCTGACCCAGAGCATATGGGTAACTGGTTAGTAAAGTTGGATTATGATTTTATTTCAAAATGCAGAGTTTGGAAGTTTGAGGAGATTGACAAATTAGCCAACTATGTTAACATTGAATCTAAAGTGATTAATGCTAATGAGTTTCTTAGTTTTTCTTATTATGAATTGTACTCTAGACTTAACTCAGACTTAAAAATTTATATTAACCAGTATTTAAAAGAGGAAATAGCAACTTATTATGTAATATTAGACTCTTTTTACGGAGCAAAAAATGACGTTATACCAAAATCCATCAGCCACAGACACAGGCAAAACTGAAGAGTTTCATCTTCAGTTAGCTCGTGGTCACGTTTCAAACCATTCAACTGTTCATAAGTTTGGATGGAACACCGGTGTAAGTACTTCTGAAGAAACTATTTGGGATGGTTCAAATGTTTATTCTTATTCTGCAGTAGGTACTGCCACAGCTCATTCTACTACAAATGCTGCAGACTCTGCTTCTACTATAACAATTTCAGGGCTTGATGAAAACTTTCTTTTAGCAACTGACACCATCACAGTTGATGGTGCTGAGTCGGCTAATCAGTATTCTCGTATTTTTAGAGCTTTTATGACTACTGCTAACACAGGCACTACTAATGTAAACGCTATTGATATTAAAACTCATAGCAATACCGTTGCTCGTATTTCGGGCGGTCAAGGTCAAACCTTAATGGCTCTTTACACAATTCCAGCGAATAAAACTGGATATCTTCAAAAAGTACAGTTCACATCAAATAAATCTGGGCAGCCAGCAGTATTTCGTATTTTAACAAGAATAGCTGATGGTAATCCTGCGAATGAAGGACCGTTCAGAACCATAGGTCAGTTTGGTCAGATGGAGGGGCCAACAGAGTATACATACAATTGTCCTGTTAGACTTGCGTCTAATACTGATATTGAAATTAGAGCTGTAGGTACAGCATCTGCTCCAGCTTGTGGAGCGGTGTTTGACCTTATCTTGATAGACGGTCAAGACACTATAGACCCAGGAACAGGAGTTGATTAATGATTAAATACTTTTTACCAGCGTTATTACTTTCTACGTCTGTTATGGCTGACGATTTTTTACAGATGAGAGAGTTTCGTGATAATGTATGTTACGACGGAGACACTTGTTACGTTATAGCCCCTTCACTCCCAGAACCTCTTCAAAAAATGAGTATCAGAATATTAGGCATTGATACTCCAGAGATTCGTGCAAAGTGTGATGAAGAGAAAAAATTAGCGTATGAAGGCAGAGAGTTTGCCAATCGTATGTTCCGCGAAGCGGAAACCATTGAGTTTGCTAATTTGCAATGGGATAAATATGGTGGTAGAGTGTTGGTTGATGTATATTTAGATGGAAAATCTTACAGAGATGAAATAATCAACTCTGGACTAGCGAGGCCTTACGATGGCGGAACAAAAACCTCTTGGTGTCCTACCGAATAGTCCTATTGCTAATGTAATGGCACAACCTCAGTTGATGCATGTTAAGCATGAAGACTATGGGCTTTCCAAGTTGAGAAGAAGAATCAAAAAAGATAAAGATGATTGCAATAAGATTAAAAGAGGAGCTTAATGATGAATATGAAATTTGGTGTAGGTGTTGTTATTGCGATCGTCATGCAAGTCAGCGCATTTGTATGGTGGACAGCACAACAAGCACAAACAATAGAGACATTAAAAGGTCAAGTAAGTGAACTTACCAGTAAGATGGCAGTAGAAGACGAAGTTAATATGGCTCGTGACATTGCTGATATTAAAAAATCTGTTGAAGAACAATATATGTGGTTAACAGAAATTGATAGAGATATCGAAGATCTAATTGACTTTGCGAAGTTCACTGAAAACAAGTGGGCAGAGGCTTATGCAAATGATGATGCGTATGAAAGAAAGTTTGGTATGAAAGCACCAGTAGAAAAACAATGATTGCTAGAATGTTTGAAGACACGCTGTGGATTTATACAGCCATAGGAGGCTCACTTCTTGGTGCGGCTTTCCTCGCATACTTTAAAGATACTCGCGCTGGACTATGGTGTTACGCTAAATTAGATCAGACACTTGATTATCTTGTAGAGAGATGGGGCTGGACTTGGTTAGAACAGCCGACTGATGCATGGAGAAAGAAGTATCCTTATGTCACTAAGAAAATTGACGAGTTAGAGGCTCGAATTGAAAAGTTAGAAAAATCTAATAATAAACCCGAACGTGAAGTAGGTAATTATCAAGATTCTTTTAACTAAGGAGAAACAATGAGTGAAGAACAAACCCCTCAAAAATATCACCCTGCCGATTCAAACGGTGATGGTGTTGTGTCTCAAGAAGAACACAAAATGTATTTAGAATTTAAACGTAAAGAAATGGAAGACGCTGATGCGCAAAGAGATGCTATTCGCAAGATGGCCTGGTTCTCTCTTGCAGGTCTTTTAGTTTATCCACTCGGTATTGCAGTGACTTCTCTTTTAGGCTTAAATACCGCTGCTGGATTAATTGCTGATATTGCACCTACCTACTTTGCATCTATCGCCGTATTAGTTTCAGCTTTCTTTGGAGCAGATGCTTTAAAGAAAAAGTAAAATAAAAATATACATATAAAGGAGAGTAAAGATGTTCCCCAAGCGCATTTTTACGGCTCTAACTCCCTCTAAAGGGATTAGAAAAAGCCTCGTAGCGGGTATGCTATCCGCTACGCTAATGTCTTCTACTGCATTAGCACACACAAACTCAATTGGTTATGTTGGGGACGGTAATGGAGGTTTAAACTTCTGGTACGGTTCTTGGCATGACGGCACAACATTTAATGAAGCAGAGATAAAAATTACGCATCCAGACGGAACTACTAGTGTTGATGCGTTTGATCTACTGTCTCAAGATTCCCCTGCTGGTTTGATTTCTGGTGTTAACTTTTTTACATCAGACGGCTCACAGCTAGTACCTTATGATCCTACTGGTTCTTCAAATGGTGGAGTAACTCAAGAATCATATACTTGGCAAGGTCTTAATTACACCTTAGCTCCGGGAACCTACACTTTTACCTATATTCCTTTAGGTGATCCTGAATCTAATCTTTCAGGTTCAGCAACGGCAGAATGGATGCCAATGGATCAGGTTATTCGCAGCTTAACAATCACACTTACACAAAATGACATCAATGGTGATGCAAATAATAATGGTATCCTTGATATTAACGAAGTGGCTGTTGGTTCAGCATCAGGCGGTCCAACTGTTATAAGTCAAGGCTCTAGCCAAGTGATTGGTTATATAGCAGTTGCCGGTGGAGTTATTCAAATTATTCAACGTACTCAAACAGATACTACTTGGGATAATATGAGTGATGGTACTACCACAAACCAACAATCAACTGTAACTAATCTTTCTGATTGGACTGGTCGAATTGACCAAATTGCAACTGCTCAAGACGCTGTTAACGCTTTAGTACGTGGTCTTGAGTTTGATGGTCCATCAGCTATTCGTTCTAATCATAAGTATGATAATGGGATGAAAGGCGATACAAAAGGATTTTCTTTTGGTGGAAAGCATCAAAATGAAGAAGGTATTGTTATTGGTGGTGGTTTTGCTACTATAGATACTGACCTAAAGAACGAATCTGACTCGGTTACCTCTAAAACAACTACGTTTATGGGTAGTATTGGAAAAGAGTTTGACTTTGCGTATGCAGAAGCTAAAGCTCAACGCTCTACAAGCACCTATGATGTTTCAAGAACGATTGGTGAATTTTCAAACTCTGGTAATACCAAAGGTTCAGATACAAAAATAAGTATTACACTTAGTAAAGATATTAATGAAAAACTATCTGTAATTGGTGGTGTTACTAAAGGAAAACAGACTATAGCTGGTTATACAGAAACTGGATCTGTTCAGTCTGCTAGAACTGTTGCTAAACATACTAAAAACTATACTTATGGTACAGTTGGAGGTAAGTTAAACTTAGGACTAGTTAATTTATCTGCGGTTCGTCATACTGATAACGTAAATGAGCTTTCGGCCGGTATCTCAAAAGATAACAATAAAGTAACTTGGGAGATTAAAGTTAAAAGATCAATGACTAGTTTAGGTAACTCAAACTCACTTGATGCAGGACTTAACATCAAGTTTTAATTTCACCTATTACTTGCTAATTGGTTTGCGATAAGATATTATATAGAAAATCAACGGAGACTCTATGGAATACTTTAATCAATCGCAAACCGATTGGCGCATTGCTCAATGCTGCCAGTGGCACGATAAACAACTAGCAAAGAGGTATAATTTTGGAACAACTACCAAAACTTATGCCCTTAAAGAGGGCGGGAAAGAAAGAGTACAAAATAAAGCACTTGAAAACTGTCGCAAACTTCTTGACATTCTTACGACCTATTTCCCAAATCAACCACGCAATCTTAGAGCTTTTCGCATCTCGTCTGAGCTTTTTCCTTGTTACACTTTGGACTTTACTAAAGAGTGGTATGAGGAAATTCGTGAGGAGATTAAGGCTATCTTGGCTCAGGCTGGAGAGGCAGCAAAACGACATGAAATTCGTTTATCTGTGCATCCTGGGCAGTATACTGTTCTCGCTTCTAATAAGCCAGATGTTGTAGAAAAATCTATTGAAGACCTTGAGTATCATGCATTGTATGGTCAGTATATGAATCTTCCTGCCGAAGATTTTTCTATGAATATTCACTTACAAGGACTATATGGAGGAAAACACGAAGATGGTATTAAACGGTTCGCCACCCACTTCCCATACCTTTCCGATTACGCCCAAGGCTGCTTATCCGTCGAAAATGAGGATAAGCCCAACGGCTACGACATCCGCCACACACTTGAACTTGCCCAGCGTATTCCCATACGCTGCACACTTGACACACACCACTATGCCTGCCACAGAATGGTTGAAACGGAAAAGGTTAGATTGGAAGAGAAAACAGTCAATCGGAAAGTTAGAGACGTGGATCACATCTCCCACACAGATGACTACTTCGTGGAAGCTGTCAAAAGCTGGAGAGGCGTACGCCCGTTGTTCCACAAATCACAATCATTTCACCCCGAGAATCCAGATTATTGGATGAAACCTAATGCTCATTCAGAAACTTACTGGGATGAGGAGTTGATGGCTCGTCACGTTCCTATGCTTGAATATGCTGATTTTGATATTGAGGCTAAGTTTAAAGAAGTTGCTGTTCAAGGGTTCTATGAGTTTATTAAAACTGAAGAACAATTTGCAAACGAA